TTTAGTACGTTTTGCTTTTTCATTTATAGAAATATAAACTTTAAAATAATAATATGTAACAATATAATAAATATTATTGATAATTACAAGATTATCTTAAAGTTTATTTAATGATTAAGAAGCAGGGGTATTTTCTTCAGATTCATCCGAAGGAAGTTTTTCTGTTCCAAAAGTAGCCTCATTACCTGCTTCTGTACCAGTTTCAGCTCCTTCAGGATTTTCTGTACCAGTTTCAATTCCTGCAGTTGAAGTTGTTGCACTTGAAGTAGCACCACTCAGATCAGGACCTCCTCCTGCATTTTGTTCTTCTCCTTCAGGTCCTTTAGTTTGTATAGGATTGCCTAAAGACAATAGATTTGCTATTGCGTTTGTACATCTTTCTTTTTCTCCTATTGTTTGTAAATAGAAATTTTTTCCCTGTACTGTAGCTTCATATGCTTTTTCTAAGAAAGTTAAAGTAAAGAATTGATTATTATGCAATACTATTTTAAAAGTAGTAGGTTTAGGTGCTACAATGTAAATTCCAGTAATATAATCTTTAAATGCATTAGACATTAACATTTTTAATGTCTTTTCTAAAGTAGGATATTTTTCTAAAAGATATCCAATAGGATTATCCTCAAAAGACTGAACTTTAGGTTCCATCATCTGAACTTCATTTAATATCAATCTTCTTATTATATCCTTATTAGTCATATTATTTTTTATATTTCTTTTTATTTTCATAAACTGCATATCCGGGAGTTGGAGCTTGTTGAGGCTCACTCATTTCTGCAGATTGTTCAGCCATAAATTCTTCAACTGAATGAATATAATCAGAAGCTAGTGTTACATAAGCAGCTACCCATCCCGGTAGTTCGTCCTCTGGATGAATTTGCATTTCTAGCTTAGAAGCATTTGATATCAAACTTCTTAATTCGGCTTTAGCCATACGTGCTTGATGACTTTGACCATGATTATAGTCTATGCCTTGCATTCTTTGGCATTCATCACACTCTTTTAATACGTCTCCTAATTTAATCATTTCTATAGGTTTATATAAATAAATATACAATATTATTTCTTATTGTCAATAGGTACCCACCATATACAAACATATTCTGTAGGTTCGGTTGGGATTTTACCGTCTCCATTCCAATTTATATAATATTTTCCTTCACATAATTGGGTTTCTTTGTTCCATTTAGCACAATTAGCGCACATAGCACCTCCTTTAGGTACTTCTTTAGCAGGTTTAAACCCTTCAGGAAATTCTAATTCAGGAGATTCTTCTTCTATTTCTAATAAATTGGCTAATTTCAACATATTTTTTATTTTTTGTTTTTTATATAATCTCTTATTCTAAAAAGAATTTTATATTTTTCATTATTATCAGAAGCTTCATTCCATAATAATTCATAATGTTTTTTTTCACCATCTGATAATCTATTTAGTAATTTTTTAAAATTTTCTTCATTACTATTTGTAGGATGTTCATCAGATGCCCTTCCTTCTCTTAAAATATCTATTAATTTGATCATATTATATACGTATTTTTATTACCAAGCCCTGCATGACCAGTAATTTGCTTTGGTTCTAGGTCCAGGATTTTCACAATGATGTCTAGCTCTAAAACTTTTTCTATGCTTAGGACTAGATTTTTTTATTCTCATATTAGGATCACCAAAGTTTACTTTAATTACATTTCCTTTAGCATTCTTAACATATACTGATCTTTTTTTAGGACCATCAGGAGTTAAAAAAGGTTTTCCTAGACTTACTTTTCTACCATGATACTCTGCTTCCTCAAGCCTATTCCAATGTTCTGTAATGTATTCTTTCAAACACTCTGTACAGTATTGATCAGTTTCATCAATAGGGACACAATTAGGTACAGTCTTTCCATTTTTTGTTTTTGTGCCTACGGGGTGATAACGTCTCCAACAAGGATTATCTTTAGAGTTTCTCAAATCCTCCTTTATCATTATTTTTATTTTTTATTTGAAGCTTTGCTACTAATGTTTCTATAAATTTTTTATATAGATGAGAGCCATATTCATCTTTAAGTACTTCAGCTACTTCTTTTGCAAAATCTTTATAATTTTTTCCTTCTTTAGAAACAATTCTTCTATCTTCTTCATTCAAAATAACAGATATTCCTGCTAATTTTTTCATTTTCATTATATCTTTAACTTTGTCAATCATAGCTTAGTGTAAGAATTTAAGTTTATATTTAGTTCCTTCAACTAATGCTACAATTTCATCTATTTGATTTTGTATGTAAGAGTCTTGAGGTATGGTTTTTCTTGCAGTTTCAACGTATCTGCAAAGAGCTTCAAAATAATTTACTACTTGATCATCCTCTTTGAAAGAAGATGGGCTAGTATAATCTCTAATTATACCGTATCTACCTTGATAAGTTTCTACTAAAGAATCTATTAACTCTAAAAACTCATCATAAAATTCATTTAAAGCTTTATGAGTTGCATAGGAAGAAGTTTGCCAGTGAAAGATATGAGCTTGTTGCCTAGCTGCTAATAAAGTAGATATAAACTGTTCCATTTACTTCTTTTCTGCTTTCTTCGGTAAAGGTTTTTTAGAATTTTCTACCATTTTACGTTTCTCACTTAAGTGTTTTATCCTTTCCATCTTAAGTTTTGCTTGAGAATGATGACTTTCTGCTATGTCAGGAGTTTTTATAGCCTCTTCTAAATGATGTTTTACTTCTTTATGTAATTTTGAAATATGTTTATTTAGTTTATTTACTACCTGTGCTTTTTTCTCTTCTAATTTATTTAATTTTTTACGGTGTTCTCTTATAGCACTTTCAGCTTCTAGATTAGCTTCATCTTCCTCACCATAAACTCCATGAACTCCCATAGGATTAATGTGCCCCATACCAAAAGCATGTGTTTTTTGAATTATATTTTCAGGTTCAGAATCAGCTTTAGGTTTTAACACTACAAAAATATCTCCTATTTTATCTTCACATCCTGGATGGGGTGCTGGATTGGGGTGCGAATACGGATCTTCTGGTGAATCTTGAACTACTAACTGTTCATTTTCTTTTAATGTTTTAGATTCTTTTTTGGTTTTATCATCTGCATGAATATGTAATGCAGCTAAATATTTATCTAAAGCTTCTTTAGTGCCTTTTGTGGAGCCTACTTTTTTACCGTTTTTGTAAACTACGTATTTATCTCCTACTTTTTTGTGGGTGTATGGCATATGTATGAATTATGATTCTTTTTTATAAATATCTGTATTTTTTAATTTTTGAATTTGTTCTTTAACTTGTTTATATATTTCTTTTTTATCTCCTCCGTTCCAAGTTTCTACTTCCCCAGATTCAGATACAAAAGTATCTTTTTGATCAACCCATTCATCTAAAATTGCTTCTAAATCTATTAACTGTGCGTCTTTATTAGCATTCATCATTTTAGATTCGTATTCTTCCCACTTCCCCTCTCTTTTTATTGCAGCTTCCATGTCTATAACACAATCAAAACACATTTTATGTATTCCCCACATCTTTTTATTGATGTTATTTATTTGCATTAGCTTGTTACATTTTGGGCAACATAGAGGTAGAACAACTAATTTCTTTAGAGAATCTAATTTAGTTATAGTTTGTTTTAAACCGTTCTTTATAGTCCATTCTTTTCCATTTTCTTCCCAAATGTCTCCTTCTTTATGCCTTTGATGATTCTTTTCCCAACCAGTTTGTAGTTGAGTTTTATCTCCTACATTACCTGTTATTAAATTTCTCATTCTTTGCACATCTTTGGGTGCAAATTCTTTTTTTAGATTGTTATCCATGTTCCGTAATCTTTATTTAATTGTTTTAGACAGTTTATAAACATCTAATAGGTGTTTTCCGTATAGTTTTAACTGCGATTTTATGACTTTGTTATCTCCTTCAGGTCCTAACTTTTGTGCATCTTTTAATCCTTTGACTAATTCATTCACATAAGTAGTTTTAGGGACTTCATCTAAGAAATTTTTCTTATCTATTACTGTATAAGTTACAGCTTCATAGTCATTTCCATCTAAATCAGTTACTCTTATACCTATTCTTTCGTATCCTCCCTCTTGTTTGTCTAATTCTTGAAAATCTAAGTTTCCTATAGTGTATAATATACCAAATACCTTTAGGCTAGGAGCCTCTACTATATCAGATACTACACTACCTTTGTTTGTTATAGAAGTTTTATCAAAAGTCAAGTCCCATCCTTTAGCAAGTACTAATTTTTGTGCTTTTGCAGAACTATATTTGGCTTCAAAAGCTTCTATATGCATATTTCTTCCATATGCAAAATAGTATTTATCTGTTTCTCTAGCTTCTGAAAGCTTTTTAGGATTGTCTAAATCATATACACTATAGTTTAGCTTCCCATAGTCCCTCATTAATATACCGGCCATTGCATTTGCCTCATCTTCTATGTCAGATCCAGTATCACCAGAGCCTTTTTGTATCATATTCAACTCATTTTGTCTATGATGAGTCAATTCATGAGCTAAACTTCTGCAGATATCAGCTAAATTACGATTCAAAATGAAAACTTTTATCTCATTTCCTTCACTCGGATTATAAGAGCCAAAAGATCTGTTATTAGATACAAAAGATGTATCTTTTATAAGTTTTATAGGAGGTAGAGATTGTATGTTAAGCTCTTTTTTACAGAACTTTATGAAATCTTTTAGTATATCTAATTTTTTGTTATCCATTTTGATTACTTTTTATATTTTTAGTAGATAACATTTTGAATATTTTGGGTGCCATTCCTTTATTGTACGCTACAGTAGGTATAGTCTGTTTAAAAGTCTCATAATCACCAATACTTCTTACTTGAGTAGAGGTTACTATGCCATTTTCTTTAGGAAAAATAACTTCTTTAACTCTTTCAGCTCCATATTTGTTTTGAAGAGCTTGTAAATACCCTTGATCATCATCTTCTCCTACAGCCACATATATTGACGTAGAGGAAGGTTTACCATCTAGGTAGTGTATTACATCAACTACAGGAGAAACTTCGTCTGAGAGCTTTATTTTAACCTTTACGGTTGGATCTGATTCCATATACATATTCCATATGTCAACAGACTCTTCACCGGTAATATTATCTATAGTTTTATTACTTACTATTACTTCCACTTGTTGTAAGTAAGGTTTAGATATCAAATATTTTAAAGCATCATAATGTCCTTTATTAGGCGGTTTAAATTTACCTACATAAAAGCATTTACCAGGAGAAAAGTTATTTACTATTTCTTTTACTATATTTTTTGCTAAATATTCACTTGTAAACATATATAATAAATAGTTAGACTATTTACTTACAATTTCATTAAGTTTATTTTGTAATTCTTTCATATATTCTATGGATATATCAATTTTTTCTTTCATGTAAGTTATTTCCTCCTCATTTCTATCTAATCTAAAAATATATAGCATGTGATTTAGTTCTACTCTAGGATCATAACTTATAAAATCACACCATTTTGCTCCTGTGCATATCATATGAGACATGCATTGATAATAATAAGGAGTAGCTACATCTTTAAAGTCTTCTGGTGAAGATATTAGCCCGTGTTTTAGATGATTTATAGAGTTTATAGGTACTTTTATCTCAATACAACCATCTGGGCTTACTATTCCATCTGGAGAACCTCCATAATAATCATTTACTTGTATAAAAGAGGCTTTATCTACCTTAATTCCTCTGATTTTTTCATATACTTCTACTACATCATCCTCTAATTCTGTCCCTCTTTCTAGTCCGGGCCCTGATGCTTGGTTATTTACTCCTCCTAATAACTCAGATATGTTGGTAAGTAGGTAGGTTTTAGCGGTTTCAGATAGCAATTCTGATTTACTTTTAGGTTTTCCCATTATTTTATGTATTTCTGAACTGGTTATTTTACCTTTTCTTATGTTAAACCATTCCTCTGATCTTTGTTCTATCATATTTTTGATGTTTTTAATAATAAATCTTTAAATGTTAATTTTTTTGCATTGTGTAGTTGCTTTGTCATAGCTTCAAAACCTATTTTAGAAGGGTCTTTACCTTCTAACTCGATTAAATAAACTTCTTTTCCTAAATCAATTAATTCTTTTGAGTAGGCTAAAGCTTCTTTTAAAGCATCATTGTCTAAAGCTAAGTATACTGTTTTAACTTGGGGGTTTATTAACTTTATTTTGAGTTTTTTTGAAATAGTTTTACCAAATAAAGGTACAGCATTTCTTTTTATAGCTATAGCATCAAAGGATCCTTCACATAACATAACCGGAACATTCCAATTTATAAAATATTCAAATCCTATTATTTCATTCTTATTGCATTGAGGAGCATTATATTTATATTCAGCATTTTCATCTAAACTTCTAGATACAAAATAATTCAAGTCCCCGTTATAATCATAAGAGGGTATTATAATAGAGTTTTTATATTTACCTTCTTTACAATATCCTATATTATATTTTAATATGTCAGAATAGCTTATATCCCTTCCTTTTAAGTAATCTGTTACTTTTTTATATAATTCGTCTTTTTCACAATCCTTAGATAGGGAAATGAACTCTTCAGGCAAAGATATTGTCTCAAAAGTAAAAGATTTCTTAATTTTTTTAGGAGCAGTAGAAGGAAAATACATCTGCATTTCCTTTATTTTTTCAGGTTTAGCCTTTAATTTCTTTAATAAACTGACTAAATTGTGTCCTTTAGTTGCAGGATTACAAGTCCAACAATTATATAAGCCTTCAGAAGGGTTTATTTCTAATTTAGGCTTGTGGTGATTACAAAAAGGACAATGAAATGCATAATTATCTTTAGAAGATGGTTTATAATCTCCTAAAATTGTTTTTAAAAGTCCTAAAACTAAATTTTTATTATTCATCATATCAAATATGATGCAATATAAGCATTTTTTTGTAATGTAAAAAGTTTATTTTATTTCAGATAACCATTCTTCAGGCAGGTCATTAGAGAATTTAGTCCATTTATATCCCATTTTAGTTGCTACATCTGCATAAGTAGTCTTACTTTTTTTAGTTATTTTTGTATTAGGATTCATAAAAACTATCCTTATATCTAAATTTGGGTTATCCTCTTTTACCCACTTCATTTTTTTTCTTTCAGAGGCGGGCCAGTAACCTTTTGTTTCAATATACATTTTTGTTTCATCTTTTTTAATTAAAACAAAGTCTGGAGTGTATGTTCTTTCTTTTGCAGGTTCTTTAAACTTCAATTTTTCTTTTTCGTAGGTAAATTCTATGTTTTTTTCTTGTAGAAATTGAGACATATTGTCTTCTAATCCACTTCTATATCCTTTTTTTACTGCTAAAGTTCTTACATTGACCTTTTTTTTCATAATATTATTATTATACGAATTTTTTTCGTATTAAGTGTCATATCTAACTATAAAAGTTACATCAGTATTTGGAGGAATTGGGTGGGGGGAAGCTAATTTACCTACTACTAAGAGGTCATTAGTTTCATTATATAATCCTATGGTAGTTGCATAAGGCATAAAACTTGATCCTGTAACTGCATCTATTAAAGTACCATCTATTATTTGTGCGGTAGTATTTGTTTGACCATATGCTCCAAAAAAAGGCAAGGCTGCTGATCCTGTTATTAATACTCTATTTTTAAATACGGTAGGATTTTGAGAATAATTAAAATCATTTTCTAAAACCCTACATTTTATCTCTTTTTGATAAATAGTAGTTTCACTAGTTAAGCTTAATACATATGGTACATTTGAAAATGGCATAATTTTATATTATTTTTAACAAGTAGTTAAGGTTCCTGAACCATCATCTACAACATTTAAATACACTGTTGTGGAAGAAGTTATTGTAAATTTATATGGAGAAGATTCGCCACAATATACATAAGAAGGTGCTAATCCATTTCCAACGTTAAATCGTGTATTTACTGCACTTGAATTCAAAACTCCTATCCATAAAGAAGAATTATTAGACACACTTATACTAGACGGATTAGCTGAAGTGTAATATCCTCCCGTTCCTAAAGTAGTAGTACTTCCCATTGTCCAACTAGTTCCTGAATTAGTGCTATAAACTATTTTACCTACAGGAGTTCCACTACTACCTGCTGCTATTCTCCACTGAAATGAAATTGTATAGTTTGGAGGAGCAGTTATTGTTGATTTAACTAATATTTGATTGTTAGAAGCTGCTATGTAGCCTGCATTAGTAGTATCATTATTAATATAAGTAGTCAGTTGACTTTTTTGTATTAATTGATTAGATACGGGTATTGAAGAAGTAGTGCTTGTAAACACAGAAGTATTAACTGCATCTTGTAAATCATTAAAAGATACTCCTTGATTAGTTGCTAATGCTACCCAACTCATTTTTATTTATTAGTAATATCCGATATTATATCTTTTAACTTTTGTATTTCACCTTTTAAATACTCAATTTGTAAAGTATGTAATTCAGTATAATTTAAAGATTTATATCCATTTTCTTTTATAATAACCAATTCGGGATAATATTTTTCTACCTGCTGTGCCGAATGACCATAATGTACTTTATCATCTATTTTGTCTTTCCAGGTATAAGAAAGAGTTTCTATTTGTCTTAATTTATTTAAATCTATTGGAGTAGATAATACTTCTTTTAAATTTATATCTGAACTATTATAAAATCCTAATGCTGTTATGTTTCCTGTGATATTTCCACTACCTGATACATTTAAAGATCCTGTAATATTTACACTACCTGTAAAAGTTTGAGTATTAGATAAACTATTACCAAATATATTACTACCACTACTGTACTCTATAGAAGAAGTTACTGTTTGAACTACTAAAGTTTGAGCTGTTATAGTACCACTAAATAAAGCTGAAGAAGCTGTTAATTGTCCTATGGCATAGTTGTTAGAAGAATTTAAAGTATTTGAACTACTAGCAACTAAAGAATAAGAAGATGTTGTAGCATAAGATGCACTTAAAGATTGATTTGAGTAAGAAGCAGTGCCTTGCAGTGATGCTGTAATACTATTACTTAAAGCCCAAGTTACTGTACCATTAGCTGATTGAGTAATTGTTATACCAGATCCTGTTGAATAGACTGGTGTTACTGTCCACCAATTTGTAGAGGATTTAGCTGCTAAAGCTATAGTAGCATAAGCAGGTAAAGCTGTGGGAAAGTTTACTGATGAGTTTTCTATAGAACTACCATTAGAAGGATATACTTGTATGGTATTTGAAGTATTATTTGTTATACTTATTTCTCTACCGGGTGTTATTGAAGGTAATATTACCCCGCCTGTTCCAGAAGATACATAAGTATTATCTGCAACTACTGTAGTAGCACTTGATTGACCGCTTCCAGAAGCTGCTACGTTTTGAGTAGAAAATAGAATATACCCTGTTGGGTTAAAAGCTAAACTTCCTGATATGATTTCAGATCCAATAATGGTTTCATTTCCTACTAAAGATATTGATCCTGTTACTCCTAAAGATCCTGTTATAAGAGTATTACCATAAACATCCAAAGATGCAGAAGGTGAGAATTTATTTATCCCAACATTACCACCTGAAGGATTAATAACCAATGGATTATAGGTAGAACCTTGTGTAAGAGATTGTATACTAGCATAACTAGATGTTGTATTATATCCTATTAATAAAGATTGGTTGTTATTAGTATATCCTTGTATTTGTAATTGAGATGCATTAGATGAAGTACTATTTCCTATTATATTTAAAGGAGTAGTATTATTTCCAGACAGGCTAAATTTACCTTGAGATCCTATTACAATTCCTGGGGTATATATTGCGGAAGCGGTGACAGCTCCTGAAAAAGAACCTCCATAAACAGTGGTTACATTAGCTCCTGATAAGGTGAAATAGTTACCAGAAGTTGCTATAGATTGACTTAAATATGTGAAATTACCATCTAACTCTGTGAAAGTTAAAGCAGCTCCTTTTGTTTGTCTGAGTACTAATGCCATTATTGTATTTTATATATAAATATACTTATTAATAATTATTAAGGTATTATATTTATATAATCTTGATTGGTTATTATAACCATTCCTTGAGCATATATAATATTACCTACTTGAGTTTTACCTTGATAAGAGTACCCTAAAGGTCCTTCTGGTGTAAAGTATCCACTAGCCACATAATAACCTCCTCCTAAGTCTAAAATATTTCCATTCCCATCATCAACTATATTATAATTAGAAGAACTTATGTTAAAACTTTTTCTACTTATTTTTTCCCCAAATACACTTCTAGGAATAGACATAACAGTTACTGTAGCTCCTGATTGTGTTGGAAAATACCTAACATCTGCATCTAAAGTGCCAGAAGCTGCTGTAGATTGTAAAGAATTATCTATGCTAGAACTAGTTGATAAATAAGATCCTGTTAAAAAATTAGAATAGTATAAATTACGTATAGATACATAGTTTATATAACTTTGATTAAAATCTTGAATACCAACAGAAGGAGTGTTTGAACCACTCCAAACTGTTATTCCTACCCCAGATAAAGAAGAACTAGCATAACTTGAAGTATACTTTAGCTTTATAGGAGTAGTTATTACATCAGATATCAATAAACTGTTAGATGCTCTACTCATTTATTTATTTTAATAGTCTAATTTAATCCTCACCAGTCCAATTTTATACGAACCAGGCACTCTTTCGTAAAATCTTTAACTAAAGGTTGAGATAATTTAGCAACTGCTAATAAATCTGTATTATTATTATAAAGTCCTATAGTTGTTGGGAAAGTTTGTGGACTATAAACCATAGAAGGCCACAATAAATTACCTGATCCTGTTACAAAAGTAGGGTTTGAAGTATAATTATAATCTCCGTTACCAACTCTTATAAAAATATAATTAGAAGATACTGTTTCCTGAGAATTTAATTGGAAATTACCGCTTCTAGATATTGCTTGATACACTAATGCAGCATTTGTAGAGGTGTAAGAAGATGATACACTATTACCTGATACTCCATAAGAAGCGGTGTCAGGAGTTAATCCTATACCTCCTTGAACTGCACTAAGTGCTAATGCGGTAGGGTTTAATATTATTGTACCAATATCGGGTAAAAATAATCCGTAAGAACCAGATACAGTATAACCATTAGATATTTGCCCTACACTAGTTGTATTAGCTGCACTTCCAAATGAACCAGATACTATATTGAATACTCTTCCACAATCTAAATAAGTTACAGTAGATACGTTATTACTATTATCACATAATTGAACTTGGCCTGCTGAACTGGATAAACTTAAGTTAAAAGTTCCCGGAAATAAACTTTGTTTGTATCTATTCCTGTCTACATTTATAACATAAATATTATTACAATTAGTTGCTTGTCCACCAAAATTGAATCCTTGATTTCCGCTTATTTCGGGACCGTATATTAATGTTCTATATTGAGAGAAAGTAGTATTAGAAGGTGATGCTCCAGGTACTAATGAATTATACCATTGAGAACCAGATCCATTATTGTCCCCATAAGCTATAGAAAACTGAACTGCTGCACCATTTGCTGTGCTAGCTGTTTGATATACATTCAAATAAAAAGCTCCTGCACTTATGGTTGTAGAAGGTACTGCTGAAGCAGTAAAAAAAGTAGTTAATTGAGGTACGTTAGAACTCCAAGCAGGTGCTGTTATGGAATCTGAACTAACTACAAAATCTGTTGATGCTAAGGTTGTAAAAGACATATCTTATTATGATGTTACTTTAGTTATTTGAACTGGTACGAATAATCTTGCTCCTGAATCTCTACCTACTACTGTTAAAGTAGTATATAAGGTTGTAGTAGAACCAAATAAAGTATTCAAAGTAGTTGCTGTAATATTTACTGTAGTTCCTATTACAGTTTGAGATACGTTTGTTCCTATTGTAGTAGTAGGAGTATTTAAAGAAGTAGCTGCGGTAGTGTTTATTCCCACTCCGTTAAATGCAGAGGTTGTTCTAACGTCCCCAATAGTTACTGAATATCCTGATTGTTCAAACGTACTAGTTGCCCCTAAATAATTTAATGTTTGAGGGGTAATAGAAATAGAAGATCCTTGAGGTAATATAATGGTAGAGTATCCTATAGTTATAGTAGGTAATGCAGCTGTTCCTCTAGGAAGAGTAATGAGTTTATAT